TTTAACAGAGAGTTTGTTCATACGATCTCTCATGTTATCGTGATCGTCTTGTAATGCTATAATCTTCTCCTCTGCTCTTGCTAAAGATATCATAGCGTCTGCGAGCTTATCTATTTTTTGCTCGATACGATCTAGTCTTGCTTCATTAGTTTCTATTGCCACTATCGTTTTCCCTGTCCTCTATAACGTTTTAAACTTCTTCTCTTATGTTTATTCATAGTTGAAGTTATAGGTTTACGACCAATTGTAGTTCCATGCTTATTAGGTTCATGTGTTGAAACTGGTTTAAACATCTTTGCCATATTATTCAGACTTCCATATTGTCCACACACCATAAGCAATTGCAATACCTGCTGCAATTTTAGCTAACGGTGATAAAAATAAAATCATAAGACCAAGAGCAATACAAACTGCTCCGTCCATACTTGTTCTTTCTTTAATTCTTTCGTTTATCCAACCTTTGACCATTACCATTTCTCCTTGTCTGCCCAGTACGCAGCTGACATCTTTCCTTTAGCGATGTTCTTGCCATGACGAGCTTTAAATGATTTACGTCTTGCTTTTTGTTTATCAGACTCACCTTTCTTTGGTGCACCTGCAGTGGTTACACCCTGTTGACCAAATCTTATAGTTTTTACTTTGTCTCCGTCTTTTGCTACAACAATATGACTACTAGTAGGATGACTTGGTGTTCGTTTAGCTTTATTAAATCCAGCAACTCCAGCTCTTTTAATTCTAGGATCTTTTTCTTCTATGAACTTTTTAAAACTATCCAAACTCATGACCTGCAATCCTCTTCATTTGTTTATTAAACTCACCTTGACCGGGTTTTGTTTTATATAGTTTCTTTGTAAGACTACTATCTTTCTTACCTTTAATTCTATACTTAAAACCTTTTTCTTTGTGTTCAGGGTCTGTGGTTTTTACTAATCTTCTTTTATATTGTGCACCATAAGATTCTGGACCTTTAGGAGCATCAGTAGCTTCCTTTTGACCGGGTGTTATTTTCTTCATAAGCTTTACAGATTCTGGTGTACCATAATCATATTTGTATTCTTTAACTTCTCTGCCCTGTGCTTTATCTCTGTAAGCTTTCTTCACTTTAGATACTTCTATTCTATCAACATCTTTTATCAATGAAGGCTGTTTAACAATCTTACGTAATTGTTGTTTGAGTTCACCAGGTGTTTTAGCTTTCATGAACAATGTCGGAAGACCGTCAATCTCAACTTTAAAGTTTGTGTCTTCTTTAGTTGTAGTTCTAAGCATTAAAGGTTTCTTTTTAGTGCTAGGACTAACTGATGCTTTTTGAACTCTAGCTTTAAACTTTTTTCTCACAGATAATTCTTTGACGCTGCGATTCATCTGACCAAAAAGTTTTAAAGTATTACCCATAAGCTTAGCTTCTTGTGGTCCACGCTTAGCATCAAGATATGCAGCAATTGCCATGTCTCTTCTTTTCTTTTCGCTCTTACCCTTAAACTGAGGCGCCTTCGATTTCTTAAAGTCTTTAATATAAGAACCGATTCCGTCTTTTGGATCTAGTGGCATTTACTTTTCTTTCTTATATGTATGCTGGCCATCAACATGATCGTCAGAATGTGTCATACCTTTTTTATGATAATTCAAATCACCTAATCCTTTTTTATCATCAGAGTGATGAATTTGTAAGGCTTTATGTATTTGATGATCACTTCCATGAAAAGACATTGTGCTACCATCTTTATGATGTTTAACTGTAGCGCCTGTATTTTTATTAATATGCTTTGCAAATTTCTTATTATCTGGACCATCGCCTTCATCATAACCGTATTTAATAGTCATAGACGCTTTATTAGTTTTGCTGTGTTCTTCATTCATTTTCTTTCTTAATTCAAAGAAATCAATCATTTTTATCTCCTACTTTGCTTTCATTGCTGTTTGCATGGCTTTCATAAGATTATTCATATCCTTTGAAAGAACTTGAATATATCTGCCTCTTTCGCCATCATTGATTTGATATCCTACACCACCTTTAAGACGAGTCTTTGTGATTTGAATTCCAAACTTATCAAATACATCTTCACCTTCTTCAATCTTTTCAGGGTGTAATACTTCATTAATTGCTCTTCTTAAACTCATTTCATGCTCCTAACTTTTTTCTTAGTTCCAAAATCTTTTGTATCAGCTTTTGAAATCATACCTTTGATACCTGCGCCAGGATCTGCTTTACCGTGGTAGCCATCAGCATATCCGGGTGGAAGTTTTTTAATTTTGCCACCTTTCATTTTAAATGCTGCAATTGCTGCGTCATGTGCTTTCTTTTCAGCATCAGACATTGCTTCTTTTTTCATAAGTCTGTTTGTAGCTCTATCGATACCACGTACTCTCATTGAAGCTTTTCTTTCAGGACCTTTATTATAATCTTGATCTTTATGCTTACCACCTAATTTGCCTATAGCATCTTGTGTAGCATCAGCTCTGCCTTTATCAAATACATCTCTTGAAGCTTTACCAATATAATTCTTTGCAAGATTCTTTGATATTTCTTTTACAGTAGCTTCATTTGTTTCTGCATGTTTTTTATAAATGTTTTGGACAATATCACTTTTGTGTTGATCTGGATATTTCTTTTTAACATCTCTCATAAGCGCGCTTGTGTTACCCTTATACTTTTTATCTTTAGCCATGTCACTTATGTTTTTCTTGTCCATAGGATTAACCATGCTGGTTCTTGCTCTAAAGGCTGTGCTTGTAATTCGTGTTTCATCTACTCTATTTTCAAACATCTTGCCTTTAATTACTACGTGTGTATTAGATGGTTTACCTTTAACCATAGTGGCGCCTTTACCAGAATTTTTATATACTTTGCCACCATGTTTTTTTGCATGTGCATGTGCAGCATCTTTAGAATCAAAATAATCGTATTTAGCTTCATCGACAGATTCTTTTTTACCTTTACCGCTAAGATCTGAATCAGCACCGTAATAAGTACCTTTACCTTTACCAATGTAAGAATTAACTCTTGCCATTGCCCACTGCTGAGGTGTGGTTCCTGGTCTGTGACCGGTTTTCCAAGCTGCCATTCCTCTGTTATATACTTTCTTTAAAGTACCATAAGATATGCCAGACTTTGCCGATTTTTTCTTGAGTCCTTCATTCTCGAATAACTCTTCATGGGTTGAAAATTTAAGCATTAGCTTTACTCCTGTTTTTAATTTTTCTAACTTTAGCTCGATCTAACATTCTAGCATGTTTTATCTTATCAACTATTTTTTCTCTTTCAATTTTTTTCTTGGTCATGGCCACTGCATCTTCACCATACATTTTTCTATATTTAATAGTATGTTTACTTAGTTTAGTTTTAGCAGTTGCATCGCCGGGGGCTTTCTTATATGCAGCTGGATTATCATCAGCCATCTTTGCATGTTTTTTAAAATGCGAAAGTCTTTTACTTTTAGTAGATTTAGAAAGATTTTTATAGTAAGGTGCTGGTTGAGTGCCAGGAGCTTTTTTCACATCTGGATCTTGCTTTACCTTTTTCTTTGCTTCTTCTTTTTCTACTAATTGAATATCGGTTAACCATTTTCTATAAGTCTTTCCATTAGATTCTACAATGACATAATTACTTCCAAGACTGGTAACAATAGCGAGTTCGTCACTGCCCACGAAAGCAACACTGTCATTAATATCAAACAGATTTCCTTTAACATATGCCTCTCTTTCTTCAGAGACTGGAGTAAAGTGCAATGTAGTCTTATATTCTTTTTGTTCTTTTAATCCCATTCCACGACGTACTTCATTATATACTTTCTTAGCTTCATTATTCGAAACACTTTTAGGTAACCCTTGTGAGAATTGTGTAAAGTCTCCTTTACTTGCCAAACTTCTCATCTTAGATGCCGACATACCTGATATGCCATCTGCATCTGGATCACGGTCTCCAGCTGAAATTACATTTATTTTGTTAAACTTATAAAGTCCGTGTCTTCCTTTTACACCATTGTATTTTTCTAATAACTTTTTAAATTCATTAATCCTGTCTGAACCAACAACCATATTGATATTCTTATATCCTTCTGAATATAATTTAGTTGCTGCATCAAATACATTCTTAACTTTCTTATCAAGCATTACGCTTCTGGCGTGCTTTGGAAAAAATTTACGGACCGTCTTAATTTTATAGTTATAGTTCAAAGGGTTTTTCTTGTTATCTGTAGATTGAGATAGATACACTCTATATGGGTTACTACCTGATTTTTTAGATAACTCATTCATTAACTTTTCATGACCTGATGTAGGTGGATTCATACGTCCAAAAGTAAAGTATACAGTTTTGTCTTCTTCAATAAGAAATGATCTAAACGAATTTATCATTAACCTTTTTTCCTCTGTACTTCTTTCTTACGAACGTCTTTAAACATTCTCTTAGCTAGTCTTTTTATTCTTTGTTGAAGTGCCGGCTTTTCTAATCTCTTTTCAATTTCTTTCTTCCTAGCAAATGTCAATTCGCCTTTAGGTATACCACGTGTAAGCTTCTTTGCAATTTGTGCACGGGCTTGTCGATTTGATCTTTTTTCAAGAGTCTTTTTATTAGCCATCTTTCTCATAGCTCTTTGACGACCAATTTTAATTCTTGTCTTTAAACGCTTCATAAGTCTTGAGCGTTTCATTCTTTGTTGCAGGCTTAACGCTTCATCTACATCATTTGGCATCTCATCTGGCCATGTAGCTTCGTCAACTGATTCTTCTTTCATTAAACCGTTTAAGCTTTCTCTAGGATACATTTTAAATACTTTAGAACGAGCTTTGTCAATATACTTTTTCTTATTACGTTCATAATCACCAGGATTTTTTGCTAGTGTTCTAGCGTGTTTAGTTATGTCAGATGGTTTAGTAGGTTTAAGAACTGAAGGAGAAGAAGCTTCGCTTTTAGCTTTTTTCTTTTTCAAATTAGCTGGATGCATTGGGTGTTTAATACCATAAGGAGATTTTGGATTAGGATCTGCTTTTTTTGGTCTACCTTTTAAATCATTAGGATCGACTATTGCTTCTTTTTTAACAATTTCTTTGTCAGTTCGTACCATACGTATGCCGACTTTACCGTCAGGTTTGATATATTTTTCTGGTTTTCTATCTGCTGATTGTACGCTCTCATTTCCGTGATATTGCTTCTTACGTTTCTGAGCGTAGTATTTGACTTCATCTGGTTCGCCTGGCTTATAATCTACAGACGTCATATGTTTAAAATCTAATGGTGCCATTAGTTCCTCCCCGGCTTGTCCCATCCTTTTATAATTTCTGGTGAAAAGTTGGCATATGAAAATTCCATACGATCAACTATTTTCACTGCATCACCACCAAGTTTGTCAATGGCCACATACCCTTCTTGACCCGTTACCTTATACCCATCGCGAGTCTTAAGAAACGTTTGCGCGCCATTTAACTTATTAAGTATATTTATAATTTTTAATTTTGCTAGAACTATAGATTTCTGTAATTCAAACATCATTTCCAAACTTATTTTATTTTGTGGTGAAAAGAATTTAAGTATATCGTTTAATTTTTGTACTTGAGCTGATTTACCTTTTTCGCTCTTTCTACTATCTATCTCTTTTTGAAACTTCAATTTTATGTGTGATATTAACTTCGTAACGTGGGATCTGGTGTTACCAATGACTTCACCTTTTCGTACAAATGTATTATTAAACGTTTCAATAAGTTGAGCAAGCTTTTCGTTATTTTCGAGAGTGCGTAAGGTAGTACTAGAAATTTTATTAAAAATCTTGCCAGCATTGCTAAGATGTGCATTGACTTCCTCCGTATCTTTTTTAGTCATAGTAAATTGAGTCATATCTCTAAGCATTGCATCTTGTGACCAAACATTTTTAGTATTCTTAAACTTTGTAGTATCTACACCGTATGATGCTTTCATAGTTTCAAATGTTTTACCTGTATATGTAGTATGCCATACTATACCAATCTTTGCAGCCTTAACTTTTTTAGCAGCTTCAGTTCCTGCAGGTACTGCATATACTATTGTATTTGGATGAAAGGTAACATAAGGTTTGCCTTTTAACTTTTTAGTTTTTACCTCACTCGAATCAAATAAGAAGTCACCTTGTACTACACCTCTAATACCGAGTTCAGGTAAATACTTTAATGCGGCTTTGAGTTTAGCATTAAGATCACCACCAGTATCGTCGTCAACATCAGAATTAGTTTTGTATACCTTTGGAGATTTGTTGAATATCCCTTTCTTAGCAACAAAAAATTTACCGTCACGAGGATCAGTACCAGCGAAAACTGCGGGGGCACCGTCCCACTTAACACTAACGTTTCCATCTTTTACTCCTGCTAACATGTCTCTTAATGAACGTAACGCAAGTATAGCTTGCCTTGTTCCATCAACACCGCCGTATAGAACCTTGTCCTCGATGTGAGTCATGTGTGTATTCTTTTGTTCAGTGATAAAATTTTTAAAATTTAACATTATACGTATGCCTTTATGTAAACTGATGAGTCTTCTGTTTGCGAACCAGCAATGTTATACACGTTAGTTGCAAAACTATTTTTTGCAGAATTGTTTGCTTTCATAATAGCATCACAAACATATGTTGTTGCTAATTTTGAATGAACATCTGCTGCTTTTCTAGTTTTTGGATAGTTATAAAAATCTACTTCTTTTATATTAGTATCTGCTCTCTGTACTGCACTCCAAAAGTTTTTTGTTTCAGCACCGATTTTTCCTGTTGATAACTGCGTATGAATTTTTCTAGCATCCATTGCTATCTTTTGGTTGTCTGGCAGATTTCTTGCTTTTAGAAATTCCTTTGCAGCAAATCTAATTTGATCATATCCAACTTTACCGCCTCTTGCAGTCTTACCACTTATTTCCATATTTACTGCAGTAAAGTCACTAAATGATCTAAAATCAAGTTCTTGCCCATCAATGTAAACTGTTGCACTTTTACTTGACCAAAATGTTTTCTTTGCTAATACTAATTTATTGAACTTCCTTTGTTTCTCTGGTAACCTATCTAAATTATACACGTCCATTTTTATTTTACCATCAAGTTTAAATTCAGGAACTAACTTAAGAGATATAGGAACGATATCACGATCTCTGAAAGCTTTTGATAAACTTATATTTAATGAAGCTACTGAATGGCTTTGTAATACTTTACTGACATCAATATTTCTTTTAATTGCATAGATATCTCCAGGATTCCATTTATCATTACTTAATCCAGGTCTTCCTTCAGATTTATAAGCTGCAGCTTTTAGATTATAAATTTCTTTCATTTTAGTTTTACCACGATATAAAATATGATCTTTATTTACGTATCCTTTTTGAATTAATTTTTTACCTATCATATAACCTGATCTATGCCATTGCGGATGATCATCAGTTAACTTAAGAAGAAGATCGAATTTTGTATCGACGTCGACGTCTTTATAAGCATCTTCCATTACACTCTTTTGTGTATAAAATTCATAAGGTTTATTTGTTCCATTTTTTATGAGTGCTGCTAACATAACACATTGTAAAGATTCACCTTCAGATGTTTTACCTGATTCTCCACCACCTTTACCTTTACCACCAAAGTATGTTGACTTTGCGATCTTAGGTAATTCTATTTTACCTATGTCAGTGTCAACTTCTATAGAAGGCAATTGTTTAACTAATTTAATATCTTTTTGAACTTCAGTTTTATAATCATTAATAATTTTTTTATTATCACTGGTATTCTTAATAATGAATTCTTTTTGATCTTGAGATCTAATGAGTTTTATTTTTCCAATAGCGGACATCACTAAATCGAATCTTTCAGGTCTATCACGCCAGCCAGAGTTATCCAGTGCATTAAACCCCATGCGCTCCTCCAAGTATCTCATATATGATTTGAATTTTAACATGATTCTATTTATAATAGTTTACAACTTAAAAAAGCGCCCTAATGGACGCAGTATTAATTTTTAAATCATTTTAAAATCGAAGAAGAAATCTTGCTATGTGACCAACAAATGGGAGTAACGCTACAGCCATTAAGAGATTGACTCCAGTATGAGCCATAGCTATTCTGAGGGTATCACCTTTAGGCATACCGTCAGAAACTAGAAGTCCCGCCAACCAAA